GACCGAGACGACTAACGAGGCGGTGGCGGTTACGATGACGTTTTCTTGGATGATGGTGGCGTAGATGCCACCGGTAACGGTGGATCTGTCAGAGAAAGCGGCGTTGATGTTTTCGGTGATCAACATCCCGGCGATAAGGGTATAGCTGACCGAGTCGATGGTGGTGGGTAAAGTCTCGTCCACCGGACGCTGATAGAACTGGGTGTTGTCACCCAATGGCGGTATCCCATCGGGGAACAGTGTCGGGTAGACGGCGTAGGCCAGGAACCACCATTGCGGAATAGGTTTGGACCAACCGTTGAACATCGGGTCGATCTCGATGGGCGGGTTCTGATCCCAGGTCGACACGTTCGGCCCCCGCAGGCTGGCCTGGGGGTCGTTCATGATCCGGGAGCGCCGGGTGCCCTCTCGGCCGTAACGGGGCCTGATCTCCAGAGCGGAGACGTGCAGGCCCTGACGGTACATGGTCAGTCGCCAGGAGATCTGGTTACCCGGTGTCGGGAAGCTGAGTATCCCGTTGACGTTGTTACGGATACCCCGGGCCTGCCACCAGGTGGCCCCCGAGTCTGTCGAGAACTCCCAGACGATGGCCTCGTCAAAGACACTGAGCCGGTCGACACTCCAGGAGTCCGAGCTGGCTCCGTACTGCACCAAAGCGGCCCGTAGCGGGATCGACGGGCTGATGATCGAACCGATGTCGTAGGTGTTGTAGTACTCGACCACCTGGCCTACTCCACCGGTCACCTCCCATTCGACCACCAACGAATCATCGATACCGTTGAGCAGTTGCAGGTTCAGCGGGTTGGTCAAAGTGGTCAGGGCGGTGAAACGAACGGCGACATGGATACGCCCGGCCGGGGAGGTCAGCATCAGCGGTGTGGCCATCCCCCCGAAGATCCCCGAAGGAGCGTAGCTGACGGGATCCGAAGCCGTCATGGTGGTATCGAAGTCGGGGTGGACAACGACGTCTACGATATCGGAGGGTATCGATGAGCCCCCCGGGCTCACCGGAGCCAGGGCCGCCCCGGCCGCACGGCTATTGATGGCCGAGTCGTCGGCAGCATCATAGATGATGCTGACATCGCCTAGGGCGATCCATGAGTCGGTGTTGTCCCAGGTGTAACCGATCAGTGCGCTGTCGGTCAGGTTGTCGTCGTTGACGATCTGGGTGGCATCGGACTGCACGGTGGCGAACTGCAAGGCGGTCACGTTGTGATTGGAGTTGTAACTGGAGCTGACGGCCTGCACCGGAGGATTGAGGGAATCACTGGTCAGATCTCCCGGCGACTGCTCCATCTGGTTGAAGATGATGTGACTGTCGTCGGCAAAAGTCTCGGTGTAGATAGCGGTGTCGTCATCAGCCCCGAAGTTCAATCGGTAAGCGGATAATGACTTGAGCCCGCAGAAGAAACCGATCTTGGCGGTGTGCGGGATGCTCACTGAGTTGTAAGTGTGGACCGAAGGGGTGGAGAACATCGGAGCTGACACCCCCTGGCTCCAGGGGACGAAGTTGTAGGTGGGATTGGCGGCGGCGAGATTCCCGGCCGTTTCCGGGTTGGTGGCCACCAGCACCTCGGTAGGGGAATAGGAGTTGGTGGCGGCGGCGGGGGTAGGAGTAAGTGTCGAGTTCGGTAGGATCTGGGCTATCGCGTTCCCCAGCGACATCATTGTCGTTGTACCAGCCGGGGCGTTACCGGAGGTTGACGACACCGAAGGTGTCACCGCTACCGAGGGAAAAGTCTGCACTGTCTTGGGGATAGGGAGAAACCCTTCGTACTGCTCGGCCACCAGGTTGGTGAACTCGAACTTCCAGTACCTGGCCAATGTCGGCGGTAATGTCATGAATCCCGTCGTCATCACGTAGTCACGGGGCAGCGGGGTCCACAGGACTCCGTCGTAGAAGGCGGGATTGCCACCTACGAAGCCGAGTAGGTTGTCGGTGGATATGAACGAGGGATCGAAACGCAGATAGGCGTTATCGGTGTCGAAATCCTCCTGGTTGGTGAAGATGCTCTTTACGCAGAAAAGCGGAGGGTTGGCAACGAAAGCTAAGGCTGCGTTCAACTTGAGCGTCTCGTTCTTGAGCACGAAGTTTTGCAACAACATATTCGAGACGTTGACGGGATTGATGGTGTCACCACCGATACGGATACGGGTGATAGAACTGACCGGTGCCGTATTGGCGGGCATGGTCATCCCTATCGAGACACCGTTGACGGTGATCAGGGCTATGTAGGACCCGTACAGACCGGTAGAGCTAGAGGTGGGGGAGAAATCGGGATGGAAGACTGGGCCCACGATAGGAGGAACAGATATGTTGTCAAAAGCGTTGGTACCACCGGAATCGTAACCGACTGCGATATTCACGGTGGCTCCGGGGCCGATGGATACAGCGACGGACATGGAGTCACCCTGCGGGGTGGTGAATACAAGCTGGCCGTCAGCAACCGACATGACGTACCCGGCCGTATCGAAAATGGAGTAGTTGGTCGAGGTCCCGCTCCACAGACGCCCGGAGAATCCGACCCACCAGTCCTGAGTGTAATCCCACAATATGGTCAGATTGTCGATATCGACATAACTTGGACTGGTAGCGTCAAAGTTCAAGCCGTTGAAAGAAGGAATGACGTTACCGACCGCAACAACGACTCCGTAAGGAATGATTTCGTCATTGGAGACGAACTCTCCGTTATTGATGGGAGTAGTCGAGTAATACAGCGTGCAATGCACCCCGACGTGGGTGGGGTCAACGAAGAACCGGTCGATGACCTGGGCATCACCATTGGCATCTCGTCCGTCCAAGAAATAACTGACCACGGCAGAGGCGATGGGTTGAGGATCACAACGCCACTGGGTAGGGGCCACGGGGTCAATGGGACCGTCCGGGTTCTCCTGGTACACAGCGTAGGACACTAATGATCCCAGGATATCCGTCGAAGTGTCGATCGTGCCTCCACCGATAGGTAGATCATCAGTGGATGCCACCGTGTAACCGAAAACAGCGTTACGAATCCCGAGAGAGTAGGGGACCTGGATCTGAGTGGACTGGTAGGCACCGGCCACCACCTGAGGGCTGAAAGCCACAGTGACCGGTATCGAACCCAACTGGCGGGTAAGAACGATGCGTACCCGTTGAGCATTGAAGGGGGCGATCTTCTGATTGATCGAATACCAGTGACCATTCCCGAAATGCTGCGGATGGGTGTGATCGATCAGGTATTGATCCCCACCTGACAGCACGCTCGGAACCGAGTCGTACAGATCAGCAGCGATGACCTCGACCCAGTTACCGGTCGAGGGTTGGTAATACTGCACCGATACATGCTGAGGGAAATGGGCTACATCGAAACCGATGGTGTTGATCAGGTGGGTGGTACCCATGCGGATCTCCAACACATCGGATACCCCGTCGGAGATGTTACGGGCTGGAGTCGACCAAAACTGCAACGGATTGGTCGGGGTCCGAAAGGCATTCGTAGCCGGGGACTGGGCCAGAGCGTTGACCAGAGCGCTACCGGAGATGCCATCGAAGTACACCTCGGTGTCTGTGGAACCGTTAAGCGGGTTGGCGACCACCACCCCGTCTGCTGCCATCCGTCCCAGGCAAGCCTGCCACCATGTCAACGCCCCCGATGAGGGCAGAAAGTCGGTGTAGGTGCTGTCGAGCCAGACCAGCCGCTGATAGTCATTGGTGACGGTGGCTGTCCCCTGACGGTCCTGACCGTAGGCCAGTACCGCTGAGAAGTCAAAATTGTAAGTCCAGCTCTCCCCCTGGTAAGCGCTGAAGGGTGGGACCTTACGCAGAGCTGCTCCTGTTGTCGGATAAGGGTTGAAAACCAAAGCCGAGTTGGAACCGGGGTTGACGGTGGCGGAGATGTCCCAGTAACTGCTTGAAGCTCCCGCATCCCGAAGGGGAATAGCCAGATGGACATCGGCCCCACCGGTCTCGATGTGGAACAGCACATTAGCTGGTTTGATCTTGTCGAGGACCTGTTTCAGGTTGAAAATATCAGCCTGGGTGATCGGGATGTGCGGATAGATCGTAAATGTCATGCGATCAGCGGCATTGACCAATATCGGGGTGGATTGCTCCAATGATCCGTCAAGGTCACCGAAATCGAAACCTTCCAACTGAGCCATGGTGAAGTTCGACATGGATGAAAGGGTCCAAGAGTCGAAATCAGAATAGAGGTAGTTCTCGTATAGGTCACATGGGCAGTTCAAGATGGCTTCGGCGACGAGTTGCATGCCCACCGGGGAGGGACCGAAAGCTAAGGCCCGGGCGAACTGGTAGATCCGACTTTTGTAACTGGAGTCCTTGGCGTACTGGGTGTTCCAAGTGGGTTGATCGGCCACGTCGGCATAAGGGTTGAGATCCAACACCTCGTCGGGATTACGGGTCAGGCCGAACAAGGCCCCATAGAAACTGTCAAGAGCGTAGAAGTTCGATGACTGAATGACACTGGTGAGACGGTTCTGGAGGGCTCCTTTGCCTATCGCTCCGACCCCGGCGTCACCGAGCAGGGTCCGCAGTACCCGGACCACATGACTTGATGGGGAGAGAGTGTAGGTCTCTGCCGGGAAGTTACTGAACATCCAGTCGCTACGGTAGAGATTGACCAGTGGAGCGGTGACCGACGTCAATCCGGTCGGAACTGGCGTCCCCGCTGAGAGCTGGTAGTTAGGTGAGGTGTTCGACATTCATCAAGCTCCGGTATTAAGACTGTTGAGGGCTCTCACATCGAGGAAAACCTCATTGAGCACAGGAAGGGTGTCATCACTGAAGTAAGCGTCGATGGCTCGACCATTCAGCGCCCAGTTCTGCACCAGGGTGGTAGTTGTCGTCGGAGGGGTGGTGTTGGAGGCGGTCACCACCACCTGTTGGATGCCGTAGCCACCACCCGCATCCTCAGCCTGGGCATCGGTGCTGGTGGCGAAACGCACTGCTGCTATTCCCGGGGTCTGCGCTGCGGCCGAGATGATGGCCGAGGTTTGCAGGACTCCGTCAAAACCGACAGCGGAACAGACGGCTGAGATAGCCGAGAACAACATCGGGTTTATCAACGCCGCTGTGTATCCCTGGGACAGGATGACCACCAGGTAGATGTCCAGAAAGGCTTGTTGGGCCTGATGCACCCATACGTCATAGCACACCAGTCGCCATTGCTGGATATCGGATTCGACCTCGTAGGGCAAAGCATTGTAGGTGTAAGCCACATCTATCAGCGTTCCCGATGTCGGCATGTTGGTGCCGTTGACCCATTCCACTCCTGACAGAGAGTGACTGGTGTAGCCGAGGTTGGTGACGTCATTGATCAAGAAATAATCGGTGTCACGCATATAGGTGCTGGAACCGTACAACAAGCTCGACGGCAGATCCACGACAGGAGCGAAGGACAGAGGTAGGAAAATGTTTCCTGGTACAGGGTTGGTGTAATCATCCCGCATGAACCGCTCGTAGTACATGGAAGAGGTCGGATCGGAGCTGAACAAGTTGGCTGTCCCGAAAGGGACATTCTCCTCGGCGGCGGCGGCGTCAGATCCGACCACGTACACGTCGACTTTATTGGTCACTCCCTGGGTTGGGGAGTTTCTGCTGGCGGCAGGCAGATATTCAAACTGTAGGTCGTAGATGCCGTTGGGACAGCTACTGGAGTCCAGGCTCTGGATCTGTACCGTGAAACCGGTGGAGTTCGTCGTGGACAGAGGTACGCTATTGACAGGATAACCGCTGCCGGTATCGGACCAGGTGGTCTCAGAGGCTCCGAGGATACCAAGCAGTGTTCCGCCGCCACTGTAGACGTATACAAAGGTGGTGTTGGGAGGTGGTGTAGGCCAACTCAACAATACTGCGTTGCGACCCAATCCGACGCCGATGGTGGCTATAGGAGAAGGATTGGTGTAGGAGGGCAGATGGCCGAGAATCCCCCCGAACACGATCTGATAACTGTACTGACCGGGAGAGAGGATCCCTCCCACCGTTGATGACGCTATCGGTGCCGCAATCGGATCGGAGATAGCGGGGATGACCGTGAAAGAGTAGCTCACATCCGGGGTAAGGATGTCATTAGCGGCCAGGTTGGCCCCGAAGGTATAGTTGAAGTCGTAGATGAACTGGGCGTCTTGGACCACCGAGATCCCGTAAGATCCCAAAGTGGGGTTATTGGGGTCATAGTTGATCTGGATCTGCTCGTTGTGGGTCTCGGAGCTGCCGACCACATTAACCTGGGTGACATTCGGGTTTTCCAGAGCTGTTCCGGCGAAGCACTGCGCTGTGCCCGTGAACGCTCGGAAGATAGTGGCCTTAAACCTGGCGATGAGGGCCTGATCGCTTTCAGCGTCGGTCCCGTTGGTGGTGGACAGCAGGTTGGCAACGGCAGCCACCCCGGTCAACGGGGAGACCTTAGCAGAGATGGTATTGGCGGCGACGTTACCGGACACTCCACCGATGACGGCTTGCACCGGGATGTCGACGGTGGCCGATCCAGCCCCGATGATGGCCGTCGTCAGAGTGTTGAAAATGATGGGTGGGGTAGTGGCAGTGGACACGCTGGACCCGACCGGGATGACCACGCTGGTGGTTCCTACCGCAGCCACACTGAAGGTGACCGTCCCAGTAGCCCGAGCAGCCGAAAACCTTTGGAAGGCGAAGGTACTGACGAAGTCGTCTAGAGCCGATCCCGACAATGAATCAATGGCATAAGAAGAGATATTCCCGAGCGAGGAGTTGGCATCGGCATTGGCTAAGGCTTGTGCCACCGAATCGAACATTTTTCGGATGGTGGTACCGATACTGGTGTCGAGGTCGGGCTCGGCCACTAACATCGCCTGCAACAACTGAGATGAGTAATCCGATTGGCTGGGCACGTTACTTCCTTGCTCTGGTCAGGCGAGAGTGACGGTGTTGGCGATGGTGACGGTCTGATTAGCAGCGGTCAGCAACGTGACCGACACATTGAAGCTGTCATAACTCTGGATGACATCGATGGAAGCGACCCCGGCCACCAGGTCACTCACAGCGTAAGGAGATTGAATACCGTTCACCGCAGCGGCGTTGACTGTCGCTGTTTGGATGGTCATGTAGTTGTTGATCAATCGGTTGATCTCGGCGCTGATCATCGACTGCGTCAACGCCCCCACCGTCTGGCCGACGTAGTTGATGAGCAAGCTGCCCCAGCTCGGATGGTAGACATCACAACCGAAGGGTTCGGCGGTGGCGATACTCATGTCCTGGGCGATCTTGTCGGACCCGGTGACCTCAGCGAACCCGGCTCCACCTAGGACCAGATCGCCGTCTTGTAACTGCCAGCCACGCATTAGGTCCCCTAGGTGATAGTGGCTACGGCTGAGGCCGTCGACACAATAGATGTAGATGCCGAAAAAGAAAATGTCATGGTTGGAGTAATCAAGAAGTTGGTGATCCACCAGTTGACGTTGAAACTGAAAGTGGCTGATTGACGGGCGTTCAAGGTGTAAGCACTGACATCTTCGACATTCTCGCCTCCCGCTGATATCACGGTGACAGCATTGGTTCGGATCGAGAGGACCTTGATGGTCACGGTAGCGTCAACAGACGGTGTCAGGGTGACGGTAACCGGTTCATCGATGGCGTCAACGAGGATGGTCTGTCCATTGATGGCGGTGATAGCCGCCGTCGTGGAGATGATCCGGGGGTTGGAAATAATCGGATAGGAGAAACACCAGCCGGTGGATTTCTTCTCCATCATCCAGATCTCACCGACTTGAGGTTTGGGTCCGCTGCCGATGGCGTACATCAAGTTGTCGTACTGCTTACCCATCTTGTCGGTGGCATAGAAAGTCCCGTTAACGATAGCGGTGATCGTTGCCGCCACTTCCACGAAGCCCCCACTGATAGACCCTGTAGGGCCCAGAGAGCTGATCATTCCGGGGAGTGGCATCAGATCCCTCCCTGGAAGTCGGCTAGGCCGTAGAGCTGACTACCGGAGGTCGACGCCGGGCAACTGATAACCAGACTGGTCTGGAATCCCGCTCCTTCGGCCATACTCCAGGTGTGGGTGACCTGGGAGACGTAGGCTTGGAAGTCGATGCCACCGCCAATCTGGATGAGCATGCCGGGGAACAGCTCAGGCATGAAAGTGATAGGAACGGTGGCTGTGAACATGTTGGCCCAGTTCTGCTGAAACAAATACAGGGCGAACCAGAACTCGCTTTCAGTCCCGTAGATGTTTTGCATCTGTTGCCAGTTGGGTCGGGCTCCGAAACGGCTGTACATAGCCGGGGCGCTACCGAATCCACTGGTGTCGCCGGGACCGACGTTGAAGAGTGTCTCCATGATGGCCGGAAAGTCGATAGAGGCGAACCCGGCGTTGATGTAATCGCTGAAGGCGGTGGTGTTAGAGATGATCGAGCTGAACGGGTTGGTGATACTCGCCCCGGATACGAACTGGTGAGTAACCATGTTGGTATCGGACCACACCACCGTAAAGTCCTGAAGCTCGACCAGCTCGATGTTCATGATGGCGGCGGTCTTGAACACCCCGAAGTAATCCGGGAACCAGGCAATGAAGTCCCCGTTGGGAGCGGCGCACCACGAGCGCATGGAAGCCTGGGCCAGCATGGAGACCGTCGGCAGCAGCGGAGTGTCATTCATAAGCGCCCGAGGCCCGGACAGCACCTGAGATAGGGGATCAGGGGCCTGGCCGAACCAGTCCCAGAAGTTCACCAACGGCGTCCCCGTAGATGTG